CTGGCGGCTGGTGGCTGGTGGCTGGCTGGTGACTGTCCACTGGAGAGAGGGGTGGACCCGCGTTGAATAATTCTCAATTCCCGCGCTGAATTTATTTCAATCCTAATTCTAATTCAATAGCTGATTCAATCTCAATAATGATATCAATTTATTACTAATTATTATCCTGATTCAATTCAAACTAATTGGGATAGATTGGAATTATCGTCAAAAAACAATCGATATATTTATATCATTGTTTTCCTGGATGGGGTCGAATTCCGGTTGAAAAGTAATCGATATATTTTATTGGATGTTTTCGTCTAGTGACCCTATTTCCCTATCAAACAGATACCGCTGCTGGATGTTCTGACCAGTCCACATGAAGGAGTGATATATATTTATTTCCATCACGCCCTGGCCCCGGTTATCCGTGGACGGTCTCAAGGTAGATTGGACATGGTGGATGTACTTAATTGAGTCATCGACCAGAATCCCGTGGCGAACCAGCGCATCAATTGGGGCTTTAAAAAAGTTGTCAAGGTCAGAATTTTGGCACAAATCCTTGCCTGGAATTAGGTCAATTACAACCGCAACTGGTTCAAGGAAGATAGGTGCAGTCTTGAATTCTACTAAGTTTAAAGAGTTACGCCATACCTTATATTCCGGGGAAGTTACCAGTCGTGATCGTCCCCTGATAGCAACTGGTATCCATAGTTTATTTTGTGATGGCGGGATCGGTAGGATCACGGACCAGAGTGATAAAGTTGGATCGGGGCACAAAGTGGTCATTTTTTCGATCCTGGATGGGTTAGGTGGGTTCTGAGTCAATTGTACCTCACGAACGGGAATTTGGTGGCATTGTGTCGAACTGGAAGGGGTTCTGACTTTCCCCTGGCGGGTCTTGCGCCGGGGGGGGGAAGCCCGAGGGGGGGGCGTAGCGTCAGCGCAGCACACCCCGCAACCCTAGGAGCAGGCTTACATCCGTCATCCGTTTAGATATTTTGATATCAGGATTCTTCCGATATTAATTATATTAATTGTGTATGATTCTGGATATAAGCATGCTCCTGGGGTTGCGGGGTGGTTCCGCTGACGCTGCACCCCCCCTCCGGCCCCCGGCCACCGCACCAGTTACGCCCAGGGGAGAGGCAGGGGAAGCCCCCTTTAATACCTTCGGTATTAAAGAATATAATCTTATATATATTATATAAATTAGATAATTAATAAAGTAGTGTTAATATTAATATCCGCGCGCGGGGTGCAATTAGTGTGCCATTAAATTGCTATTCTGGATTATTTTAGTAGATTCTTTTTTGGACCGTCCATGAGGAAGAATTTTAGGGAATTTTTATAAGTTTTTTTATTGGTGGTTTAGGCTTATTTTATAGGGGTTTTTGAATTAGTTGGAATAATTTATTGGATTTATTTTTAGTTTTAGGTCGATTAGGTGTTGACAGGATAAATCCAGTAGAATAGATTGAGGGTTATGGGGTTGATCGTCACCCTGACCCCATCTATTCAGAGTAGATGGGAGATGGGTTTCTATATCAGGGATTAATGGAGAGATAAAGTGAGTAATGTACTTAAAATGCGTTGGTTTATCGTTCCAAATTCGGGGCATTACGGTGACAAAACCGTAGTTTTTTCTTCTCACAAGAATTACGATACAGCCGCCAGAAGGCTGGCCAAGATGCCCTGGGGTTATACCCTACGCCAGGGCCAGAAGCGCAAGGGTGAAGTGTTTCTCCGCGCCTACGAGGGGATCTATCCGATCCCCGAACAGCTGGGTTTGGGCCTGGATGGAAAATGGCATTTATTGGGAGACGACAAGTGATAACATTTGACAGCAGAAGAGAGTACTTGGATCATATCCAGGTACTCCTGGGGCCGGGCGGAACCCGGCAGTTGGCGGTTAGGGTGATGGATTACTTGGACAAAAACGAGGGTGGATCTATCCAGGATCACATTCCTGAATGTGGTGAAGACTTCACCGCCCACCTGGAAAACCTGAAACCCTGGCAGATAGTTGGCTGCTTGGAATGATATCAATAATCTTCAGGTGCTGGACTCAATCGGGAGTTCAGCAGAAAATTTATTCAGCATCATCAATCGATGGTGCTGAATCTATCCGAGACCGCCTTTCCAGGAAGTGCAATTGCCACCAGGTGGATTGGTGGTGCGAGATCCAGGCGAAGTATTCCGCGCCGGAAGTGTCCGGGTCGCCAGGGGGATTGATCCAATATGTCCCCTGAAGGAAAATATGCCTGGAGCCTGAGGAAACGCGGCTTGACGATGACCCGCGTCAAGATGATCTACAAATTATTCCAAGAGGGATTTAAGATCCCTGAGATCCGTAATCGGGTATACGGTGCAAGCCGTATGAATGTCAAACAAATTTACTATGTGATATCAAGTCATAGTAAATATCTTATAAAGGTGGAAGAGAATGAAAAAAAGATCAAGCAAACAACAACTGTCCAGCTTCCAGTACAAACTGTACAGGAAGGAGGATGACCTCGACGAGAGTTCCAGGTCGGCCCTGGTTGATCGTTACGGGGCCTCTGACCGCAAGGGCATGGTTCTGACCGGGAAGGGAAAGGTGCAGGCGTATGACCTTCTGGATGCCCGCATCCAGTCAGCATTCTTCATGGGTGACCCGATAGCGGGTCTGCTGGTTGTTACCCCATGCAAGGGGTAGTGTCCCAAAAACAATCGCTATTGTGATTTTCCTGTTTTCCTGGATCATGGGAATTTCCGCCTGGGGTTTCCATGAATCAGAAAACCTTGCAAGCCGTACGAACGGTGGCAAAGAAGTTTGCGAATTCCAATCCAGACAAACTGGGTGCTGCTATAATGGATGCAGTTGGAAACGCTGGTGATTATGCGAAATTCATTGAAATTTCCGCAACGATCACAATAAGGATTGGAACTGAAAATGGAGTGGAAGAAATACAATGCGATGGATTGCTATCACAATAAGCACGATTGCTGGATGTAGTCACACTCAAGTGAGTGTGACCTGCACATATCACCATCAGGATGGGACTGTCCAAGTGGAGGTGCGGAGATGACTAAGCACCAGCTTATTGAGTCCGTAATGAATGATGGCTTCATGGACTCCTTTCTTGGAAAGTCCATGAAACCCTGGCTGAACCGCGAGGAGTTCTACCAGGAGCTTTCGCTGGCCACCTGCCAGGCGGCTGAGTGCTGGGATGAAACCAAGGGATGCTGGCGCACCTGGGTGTATTGGTGGTGGAGATCTGCCAAGACCCGCGTATACCGCAGGTCTGTAACCAACTCTCGCCTGACATTCCAGAGTGGGAGAGAGTTCGCCCAGGTAGTTGACCCCAGTAAACCCCAGTCAGAAGAAATGCAGTCATTAATGGCCGCATTGGCTGGGGTCGGTGATCGGGTGGCCTTCGCTGCCCTATCGCACCACCGAGAGATCGTGGCGAAGTTTGGATGCTCGCGGGTCGATGCCCGCAGGCTGAAGCGTCAGGCAATACTAAAGGTAAAAAGGAGTATGGAGAGCAATGCCACCGGCAACTAAAGAAGCTGTACTGACAGAGGAGCAACGCCAGTTGGTTGGAGACAACATTGGCCTAGTCAATGGGTTCGCCCGTCGATGGAAGTGCCCTTCCTTCCTAACCGAGGAAGACTGGAAGAGCGAACTAAGCGTAGCCGTAATGCGCTGCGTTCTCACCTACACCGCAGAGAAGGGGGCGTTCTCTACCTACGCATTCAACTCCATGCGGTTCGCCAGGCAGCGCGTCTATGAACAGTGGTACTCCGTGAAAAGTACTACGCTTAGAAGCGTATCAATATTCGGCGAGGATGGAAAAACCGTATTCGATCCAGGAGTAGAGATTGACCCAAGCACCCAGCTGGGCCTGGAAGATGCCCGCGACACAATTAAGATCCTTACAACTCGTCTGCCTGGAATGTACAGGCGGATTACAGAATCCATCTTGGATGGCAAGGGATTCTCAGAGATATCTAGAGAGATGGGAGTATCTAAGCAGCGTGTAAACGATATATACAAAAGTTCAATTGTTAGAATGAAGCGCATAGCTGCTTCAATGAATATGGAGTCACCATGCGAGTAGAACATCTTGCGGTACTTAAGGCTATTAGGCATGCTATATCTATAATGATAAAGGATACTTCATACACCGATGAAGATATCCAGAATCTTCTGGAAGCAATGGCCGATGGTATTGGATCTGTCTTGTCTGCATACAAGATGGAAGGCAAGGTAAGGGAGGTTTTAAATGGAGAGTGACATGACATATATGGATTACACAAAGCTGGTCCTGATAGATAAGATCAGGTCTAGGCTAAAGAAGATTGCAAAGCCAACGCTTGCAAATGGCCCCTGGACTGGGGGCGGATATTTTGATGGTCAATCGGTCCACATCAAGTACGATGTGGAAACAGGGGAGACATCGATGCACTCTCCCGCCCCTTGGCTGGACCGTTCAGGAACTGGAGAAGGAACCTACATTGGTAACGATGTTGAGGTTGAGGCCGAGATTCAGGCCCGCGTTGGCCCCGGCATTGACATCCGGGTGTTAGGCGAGAGTGTGGCAATGGAACGGCTGTATTCCATCTGGGGCGGCAAGGAAGCCCATGATAAGATGGTATCCAGAATGAACGGCCCTGGGAAAGAATGCCCGGTCTGCCGGTCGTCTGTTACGAGGTTGAAGATTAATTCAACTTGTCTTCAATGCCATACAAAAGAAAACGCCTAACAGATTTACATGTTTTCCTGGAACTGGAGGATTTTCCGCCATGATATCAGATTCGGTGCTTGCCCTGATCTGTATAGCTACTCCACTATGGATGGTAGCATTATCTTCCTTCATGGTCCTGGTGCTGATATCATCAGAGAAGATAAAGCAAACACGGAAGGAGGATGATGATGGACGAGGTTGAAAACATGGACTTGGAAGCTCCTGACGACGAGTTGACTTCTGCCTCTGCAAGGCGGTACATCGAGAAGCTAACAAGCCTAAATAAGGACACGGCTGAACTTTTATTGATGCTGGCAAATGGACAGCTTACTGCTGACATTGGCAGCATCAGGGAGGGTGGTGACGCAGCTGAGATTGTAACACGAAATGATAGTCGCGTCACAAGGATAATGAATTTTATACATCATGTCAACCTTGGAGAGTGGCAGGATGCGGTTGAGATGTGCCTGGCTAACTCGAAGCAGTACCCAGCAGAGATGAACTTCTGGAGTCGTTTGGACTATCCGGTATGCATGTATCTCAGTGCATTGCCTGACAGTCAGGATCACATTGCAGAAATCATTGCCTATGCTGCAAATGTTGACACAAGGACTTTACTGTCAGCTGGAGAAATTTCGGAAAGTATTTCGCAGTTCGTCATACTATTGGGGGGCAGAAGGAAAGGTTTTATCACCGAGACAATCGAGGTGAAAGTCTTTAAAGCCGCTAGGGAAATTTCTAAAAATGGGAGGGATTTGAAATGAGAGTAGGTGGACTATGCATTTCCAGGCGACCTGGAGAAGCATTCGTAATGGTTTATCCACCAGGGAATGGGATAGTCAATCGTTATGTCTGGAGGGTAACTAAAGTTGCAATGGGCGCAATCACTTTAGAGTGCGATGGTTATCCGCTGGAGAGTCATGTACTGAGGCGCGGTGACTCTGTGGGCCTTCGAGGGATGGACTCCGAAACTCAAACCGGAGTCTATGTTGATTCTGTTGAAGGCGGGAGAACCATACTGAGGATTATTGCGGATGATAAAATCCGTATCATCCGAGAAGAAATTGAGCGTTTCTAATGGAACGCAACCCATACAGGCTAGAAGGACCGCTGGTAGTCTCCTTCTCTGGTGGCTCCACATCGGCATTCATGCTGTCGAAAATTATCGAAGCATGGGAAGGGAAGCTTCCAGGCAATATTATTCCGGTGTTTGCCAATACCGGAATTGAACACGAGAAGACATACGATTTCATTAATGAATATCAAAACCATATGGGAGTAAAGATAAGGTGGGTGGAGTATGTCTCCAAAAGAAAATTCAAGGAGGTGGATTACCTAAGCAGCAATAGAAGTGGGAAACCATTTGACGATGTAATACTGGATCGTCAGTATCTTCCAAACCCTGTGACAAGGTTTTGCACTTCCGAAATGAAGATCAAGACTATGGATCGCTTTGTGAGAACAATCCCTGGATTTGAGGATAATTATACCGAGTGTCTGGGCTTGAGATTTGATGAGCCTGCGAGGGTTTCCAAAAGCAAGTCTGGCAAATACAATAGGGACATTGAATGCCCAATATACGATGCCAAGCATACCATTGAAGATGTCGAAGCGTACTGGAACCTATCACCATTCCGTCTTAATATTCCCAGGATTTTTAGCAACTGCGTTGGTTGCTTCTTGAAGGGTGCCAGTAAGCTGGACATGATTGCTAGGGACAACCCTTCTCACCTGGAATGGTTTGCAAAAAGGGAGGAGACCAGTTTCGGTGTGGACTTGAATGGGAAGGAAAAGAAGGGGATATTTAGATCGGATCGGCCTAGTTACCGAAATCTAATCCGAATGGCTCAGGAGCAACCCCTGTTAATTTTTCCCGATGATGATACAATGCCTTGCAGCTGTACTGATTGAACATGAATTGGAACACAGTAATGGAACAGGAGGAGTCGATCATGAATACGAATCTGGAAATTGTGGTTGCGAAGGATATGAACTCCGCTTCAATCGAAGCGGCGTTAATGCAAAACAATTACTCGAAGCTTCCAACGGATGAGAAGGTGCTGATTTATAATCGCACCTGCGAAACCTTGGGGTTGAATCCTTTAACTCAACCGTTTGGATTCTACAAGCAGAAGGACGGCACTGAGTGCCTTTACGCCAAAAGGAACTGTGCTGACCAGCTACGCCAAATTCATGGCGTGACCTTGGTTGAATGCAAATTCGAGGAAGTTGGTGGAATTTACTCTGCCATCGTCACGATGGAGGATCAGTCTGGTCGGCGTGATATGGATCGCGGGGATGTGTATGTAGAACACCTGAAAGGAATGGACCTGGCTAATGCAAAAATGAAAGCCCTCACCAAGGCGAAGCGGCGTTGCACTCTGAGCCTCTGTGGTTTAGGTTATCTGGATGAATCCGAAGTGGCGGACTCACCAAATATCAGGGCAATTGCTGGGCCGATCCAGCAGGTGCAGCAGCAAGTGGCATCGTCCCCGATACCTGTTGCTGCCCCTGTCTCTGTCCCAGCATCGCTCGAACAGAAGCGAGAGATTGCCAAGTTGTTTGTTGAAATTTCCGCATCAATTCCTAACCTGAAGGGTTTGATGGCGGAAGAGTTTCCTGGGGTGACTTCGGGCGGAATGAGTTCGGTTCAGGCGATTGGTATCAAACTGTGGTTAATGGAAATGAAGGGGGATAAGAATGGCAATTCCTAATGAGTTTAAGGCAACTTCAGAGCAACAACTAATATTCGACTTTTTTCTTGGACAGGGTAAATACCCAATAGATCTGGCGGGGTGGTCAAAGCGGTGCGTAAGCATCGATTCAGTTGCCGGATCAGGCAAGACAACCACCAGTATAAAAGCCGCCAAGCTCGCATCGCAGTCCGGAAGGTACAGGAAGATTGGGTTTGTTTGCTTCAACAAGTCCATCGCAACCGACATCGCATCAAAGCTCGGACCTGATGGGCATTCTGGAACCATGCATTCAATGGGCATGGCAACTTTGAGAAGGGCTGGCCATAAGTCCGAGTTGGATTCCAAGAAATACCTGAAGATTCTTTCTCATAGGTTCCCAACCTATGTGGATAAGAAAGGCAAGGTATTGGGAGCATACAACTCAGTATTGCAGTTGGTCGATCTAATCCGCAACAAGGGACTGTCCACCGACGGATTCATAAATGCCGAGGTGTGTGAGTATGCGGACGAACAGGGGATCATTCTCCCTGGAGAGGGGCCGCTAGCTGAGGTTGTAGGTGCGGCCCAGGAGATAGTTTCCGAGGGAGCATCTCGCCTGGAGACGATTGATTTTCTGGATATGATTTCAATTCCAGTCAGGAATGAACTGCTCAGAAAATCGACCTGGGATTTATTATTCGCCGATGAAGCTCAGGATTTTAATCCTCTTCAGCAACAGTTCTTAAAGGGAACAGCTGAGTCTATTGTGATTGTTGGAGACCCCTACCAGGCGATCATGGGATGGGCCGGTGCCGATTCCAAGGCCTTCCAGAGGCTGAGCAAGGATGTGGACGCGCGCCCATTTTCCCTCTCAACCTGCTGGCGATGCCCATCCAGCCACCTCAGGCTGGCTCGAATATTGGTGCCGCAAATTCACGCCAGGCCTGACGCTCCAGAGGGAGAGGTGTTAGGTGTTGGATCGGAAGCACTTGCATCCAAATCCATTCCTGGTGACCTGATCATATGCCGCAACAATTCACCGTTGATTTCGCTGGCTTACGCAATGATTGGCAACAACATCCCATGCAGGATCCAGGGAAGGTCTATAGGACAAGGATTGATCAATTTGATTGAGATGTTCAAGGCCATTAGTGTCGCCGATCTTGTCAAAAAGGTAGAGGTTTATCGCAACCGGGAGCGGCAGAAACTGGTCGAGCGTGAGGCCGAACAGTCAGCGATCACCGCGTTGAATGAGAAGCTCGACTGCCTTCTAACAATTTCAAATAATTGTGATTCAGTTGGAAATATTATCGATGTCTGCCATAATCTGTTTAGCGACGATGAAGGTGGATCGAAAGTGATTCTTTCCTCGATTCATCGAGCGAAGGGGATGGAGGCAGATAATGTCACCATCCTGACTCCCAGTCTTCTGTGCGCTAGGGCTAATGACCCTGAGGCGTGGAGGCAGGAAAAAAACCTGTTGTATGTCGCTCTAACAAGGGCGAAGAACTTACTCAGGTTTTGCGGGGGGTTTGAGGGTGATAGTGTCGAGTCCTGGGTGCGTGGAATAGCAGAACGCTGTTCACCCCCTGGACTCAGGAACCGGAGGAATTATGACAGATAATAGTAATGACTGGGTTGCGGACCTTCTGGATGGTTTTTCGGAAGAGTTTGACCCGTCACGCAAGCTCACGGCTGACAGCCTAGAGGATGGCGAATACACCATGAAGGTGGTCTCCGTAACGATGGACCGCATTGCGGCCACCGGAGAGGGGATCGTACGGTGGCTGTTCGAGGTTGTTGAAGGGCCGTCTTGCGTTGGCGCGGACATTGAGCGCGTCTCTTTCCTGCGCTCCCAGGTTGCCATGAATATGGTGGGGAGTGATTGTGCCCTGCTTCTTGGAACTGACACAAAGACTTGGAAAAACAATGGCATTCCATTTTCCAGGAATGTCCTGACCAGCTTTGAAAAACTTCCAGGCCGCATCTTTGCTGCCAAGAAGAAAGCTACTGTGTCGCAGAACAATGGCAAGACTTACCACAACATCAATGTGGTTAGCCTGAAATCGGCCCCAGAGGAAGTGAGTATGCCATTTTGAGCAAGCCAGCCAACAAGCCAACCAAGCTACTGACTGCCGATGAGGCACTAGTCAAGTGGACAGCGAACCTTCATGAAATGATTGGGAAAGGTGAGGCACTAGTGCCAATCCCAAAATGCGGCATCAGGAAGACCTTCTCAACAGTGACGGTGATGAAATGGATCAAAAGAGGCAGGCTTCCAGCCCTCAGGATCTCAGGTCGATTCTATTCGACTGACGAAGCAATCGCTGGGTATCTCTTTGATACCAAGCATCTTTTGGACGGCGTGAAATACGGATGGGGGGCCAAGGTGGTTACCCATGCGTTGGAAGCAGCTGACCATTGCGAGATGATGAGATCTGCTAGGAAGTTCAAAGTTGAGGAGCAGGAGGATGTCCGGTTGCAGTTGGAGGAGGAAGCCAGAATAATGGAGTCTCTGAAGGCAATCGATCTTATTGAGCCTGAAGAACCTGAAGAAGAAGTAATCGTCTAGGGAAGGAAAAGAATGGCAGCAGTTTCATACGGAATTGCTGATGCGTTTGCACTCCTGGTTGAGCGCGAATCTCTAGTCGAGGTTCGCGCTCTTTTTTCTACCCAGGTAGCTGGGCTAGAACGGGTCTGCCGCAATCAGTTTTACTTTGGTTCTCAAGCTAATGATCTTGCAAGGGATGTCGCCCCAGTAGATCACAATCCAGAATGCATAGGCGTTTACCTTGTATCCAATCCAATAGACCCAAAGCTGTCTGATAGGAACTGCTCTAAATGGCGCAAACCATTCATAACAAAAGTTTCGTCATCCAATTCCAGTCACATGCTATCCCGCCGGTGGATATTGGTGGATTGCGATTCAGTTAGGTCGCCCGATACATGTGCCACCGAATCAGAGCGTTCAGCAGCGTTTGACCTGTCCAGGCATGTGATGACTACCTTGGGAGTATTTGGATTTGGATCTCCAGTTATAGCAGATAGTGGAAATGGATGTCACTTACTATATCCAGTAAGTATGGGAGCAGATAAGGCTAGCACTCAGCTTGTTAAGGAGTTTCTTGCAGAGCTTACCACTAGGTGCTATTCGTCTGGAGCGATAGTCGATCCGGTGACATTTGATTCGACCCGAATGATCCGGCTTTACGGGACACGCTCACGCAAGGGACCGTCCACCGCAGAGAGGCCTTGGCGTACTACTGGGATTATTTCTCCAGGGGAATGTACCGAAGCTGTCCGTCAATCGAATGTAGTGGCCCTAAAACGGTCTCTTGAGATCTGGGCGGACCAGAAGTCGCTTCTCAATAGATCTGGCAAATCTGACCCCATACAGGCGGCTAGAACCTACATACAGAAAATACCCCCAGCCGTTGCTGGATCGGGAGGTCACGGTTCCACCTACAGGGTCGCCTCCCTGCTGGTTGAATCCTTCGCCCTTTCCGATGCAGATAGCCTCGGACTTCTCCAGGAATGGAATGCTGGATGCGTTCCACCTTGGAGTGATTATGATTTATCCCACAAGATATCAGACGCAAGAAAGAAGATAGACAATTCTAGATTGGGATGCTTACTGTCTGTCCGTGTTCCAGATAAGATTTTAGTTGCACCAACTATTGATCCTGCTGTCCGTACTGTTGCCACCGTTGCCGATCTGATACGGATGGGCAAGTCCTTGCAATGGATCTGGGAGGGGTGGATTCAGCGTGGAGCATTGGTTTGTGTTGCAGCGGAACCTGGGGCAGGGAAGACTCGATTCTGTGCTGATTTGACACGAAGGATCAACTCTGGGGAATGTTGGCCTGATGGCGCGGCATCGACCCTGGATAAGGGTTCGACGGTCATGTGGCTGGCTTGCGATGGGCAGTGGGGCGAGATTACTCAGTTCCCCGAACAGTTTGGGTTTCCACCCGAAGCAATCTTCCTGAACGCTTGGAATAGCGATCCAACAGAGGGAACGATTTTGGATAAGGAAAAGGATTTCAAATTGCTTGAGGAGAAGATTCTTCTTACTGGAGTGTCATTGGTATTCGTTGACACGGTCATGAATTCCACATCGCATAACACTATGCGTCCTGAGGATGGAATAAAGTTTTTCAAGCCGCTGGCGGAAGTGGCCCACCGAACCAATACAAGTATTATCTTGGTAACCCATCTATCAGCTGGTGGTGAGGCATTGGGAAGGAGAATTACTGGGCAGTGCAGGCAAGTGATTGAGATTCGCAAGATCGAGGGAGAGGATGTTTCCTCAAGGAACCGGAGAGTGTTTGTTTCCAAAAGCAATTCAATCTTTCCACCAGAACTTCAGGCGACGATGGAGACTGGAGAAAACACATACGCACTCACAGCTCTGGCGGGTGGCGGCGATAAGCTGGCGGATTGGATTGAAGACTACCTGGAATTCGGCGGCAAGGCTGAGATTCAGTTGCTGTTAGATTCAAGCAAGGTTGGATTCAGCAGGGATCGAGTTTTAGCCAAGTTGAAGTTGTGTGCGGAAAATTATCTTGTGAATGGTCATAATTGGTTTAGGAACCGTTCCGCAAAAGGAGGAAAATGAAAGATAGAAACTGGGATGACTTCATTGATGACATCACAGATGCAGACTTTACTGATGATGACCTAAAAAGAGTGTGCTTCGATGAGCAGGCCATTGAATGGTTTGATGCTGAAAAGCTTCTCTCGGATCATTGCAGTTTAAGATATCGATACGCTTATCTTTATCTTGCCATCCAGGCTGTTGGCTTGTTGGGTAGGCCAAAGACCGATATGAAAGAATCTATCAAACATGTTGGTAGATCCATATACCTTTTAAAGTATATGAAAAAGAACATGGTCGATATGTTTAAAAAACTAATGGAGCCAACTAATGACGAAGAAGAGTCTGACAACGAAGAATAATTTCGCCCCTGTTTCATGGGGATCACTACCCAAGAATAAGAATGGGACTGTCCAGAAGAGGGCTTTGGCCGAGATGATCATCTCTCTCCTGGACAAGTACAGCGCAAGCTTATGCATTGCCAAGCCGGTTGCCAAGGTAGTTGCCAAGGTGGTTGCCAAGAAGACGAAGAAGAAGTCTTCTAAACCAAAAGCACAACCTGACAATTACCAGCCTGTATGAAAGTTGATTTGGTTGATTTTAAAATTCAAGGAGGATTTTCCATGTTAAAGAATTTGACCGCTTGCGCCCTTACTGTTGGAATGTTCTGTGGTCTGGCTGATGCAGGCCCATTCCGCAATCGCATCACTACCACTGCCGTGGTTGTCTCCCAGGCCGCACCGGCTACAGCGCAGGCAGCTGCGTTCTTGATTTCCTCTACTGGACGGTTCCGCCATAATGGTGGGCATGGATTGTTTGAGGGAATTGGAATGGGTTCTACTGAAGTCGCAGCTGTTGGCAATTGCTGTCAACCTAGGTTTGGTGGCAGGCCTCGCGAGGTTGGTATTGCTCGCATGGCTAATGGCTTATTCGTTGCTGTATGCCGCTGGTGATCATTGAGATGCCCTTGGGGTTCAACCGAGCCTCAGGGGCGTTTAGTTGGAGATTGTGCAATGCCAGGTAAAGGTCATCTGTGTTTTGTAGATAAAAATTTTGCGTACTTTTATGACGGTGAAATTGAAGATCTTAGGCTTAGAAACTGGGATAGGTCGCCATACCATTGCAACAACCCAGAAAAACCTTCAGGGGAGAAAATCTCAAGAATTGCATTTGATGACTGGGATTTTCTGCAACCGCCGCACTTTGGTCAGTTCTCTGTGTTGTCCGTCAATAACAGTTGCGTTGCCTGGTTAACGAGAATCCTTGGCCCTGGAGAGTACCTGCAAATTTACGCTGGAACCGAATACACCAAGTTTATTGACATGGTTCATGGATGTGATTGCGACCTTTGGGTTGAAGTGGAAAAGAGGAACAAGAAATGAAACTGGACATGAGCTTGAATAATGATGCGCTGTACTACGGATGCATTATAGCAGAACTTGGGACTGCTCCATATCAAAGAAAAGTAATTACCACACCTATGGTAGATGCGATTCATCTGATTGTCCCTAACCTTAGAAAAATATTGTCATCGAGTTTCTTTAAAAATTCAGATTCAATAACAATTTTTGGATCTACTCCGGTGTGGGTCTACCTTTGTTGCCTCAGAACTTTGCATCATAAATTCAGTTATATTTATTATGATGATGGCAAAAATATACCTGTATTAATTTACGGCCATTCGGTGCCAGGTATGGACGATGAGTTTTAAAATGAAATTAATAAGCCGTTTTACGGCACCAACATCCCTCGTGATTGCGGGGATGATGGCGACCTGTGGTAGGGGGGCTGGTGAGCAGCCAGTTCGCCGGTTCGATTCCGGCTAGCCTGATGGTTTGTGGTAATTTTTAAGGAGTGTTATAGTGCGAATTGACATAGGCTTGGCGAATGAAACGCTATGGGCTGGATGTGAGATTATTCAAATTGGTGGCCGTGCCAACCTGGTAACTGCGCCAAAATTGGCTATGGAAATCATGGCCGTAAATCTTAACAAAAGTATTGCCCTCGCAACCGACAGGAGTGAGGTCACATTGACTGGGCCGATGGCGGTCTGGGCATATCTGATTGCGTTTCACGCAGTCGTTCACAAATTCACGAAGGTCTACTACGACGATGGGAAATCTGGGCCGCTGTTGGTTGCTCAGCATGGCGCATGATATTTGCCGGTTGGCAAATCCCTTGAAATTTGGCGCATTTCAAGGGTTTTTTCCAGCCACCGAGGCGGTAGCTTATACCGGGAAGGTGGTGCAGGTAACTAGGGTCACGGGAAATAATTAGCCACCCGGCTGGTGTTCTAATGCTTAACTGGCCGGGTGGTTTTACTGGAGAAGACATGGAATATTTTTGGCGTTTAATTCCGTTTATCCCGGAAATTTGGGATCTTGCAAGGTGGTGGTACTATGGATAATAATAAATGAAATACCTTTCTGTATGCTCTGGAATTGAAGCGGCTACTGTAGCCTGGAAACACCTTGGCTGGAAAGCGGAAGCGTATTCAGAAATAGAACCATTTCCAGCTTCAATACTTGCTAGACATTATCCAGAGACTCCGAACCTGGGAGACATAACGGAATATGAAAAGTGGAAAATTGGTTCAATCGACATTCTTGTGGGAGGAACCCCTCGCCAATCGTTCTCCACAGCTGGAGGACGAGGTGGCATGGATGACCCGCGTGGTAGATTGGCCCTTGCGTTTTCAGGAATTGCTGCTCGATTCCTCCCCCGTTGGATTGTCTGGGAAAATGTCCCAGGTGTCCTGTCCAGTAACGGAGGAAAGGATTTCGCCGCCTTTATCGGGTCGCTGGTCAAATTCGGGTATGGCATATCATGGAGAGTGTTGGACGCTAAACACTTCGGAGTCCCACAACGAAGGAAGCGAGTCTTCCTTATCGGATATCTTGGAGCAGGATGTTGGAGGAGTTCCGCAGCGGTACTTTTTGAGCGAAAAAGCTTGTGCTGGAATAATCAGGAGATGCGAAAAAAAAGGAAAGATTCTCCCGCAGATTCTTGTCCGGGCATTGAATGCGGTGCTATTGCGTTCACAGTCGCAGAAGCGCGAAGATCAGGAACCATTGCGGGAAGCAGAGTAGTTCCCACCCTGACCAGTCAGACCAAGCGGGATGACACAGAACCATGCGTAGCAATATCGGCTCCAACATTAACTGCTTCAAATGATCCTTCAAGGAGTCCGCAATCTTCTGAAATAACCACCCAGGTAGAAGCGGTAGTTCGTGCTACATCCAAGGGGTGTTTCTGGGATGGATCTGAGGTATCCCAGACAATAGACTCAGTCGTAGCCAAAGGCCAGATGATGCCAGAAAAAAACCGTTTCCCTGTAGTTCTGCCTAGATCTGTTGAGCCTCAGGTCAGAAGGTTGACGCCTAGGGAGTGTGAAAGGCTTCAGGGATTTCCTGACGATTACACCCTTAGCAAATATGACAGTCCAAGGTATAAAGCTCTAGGTAACAGTATGGCGGTCCCAGTAATGCGTTGGATTGGTGAGCGTATTCAAATGGTTGAAAACATAATTAATAAGAGGACATAATTATGAGTGGTGAATTGCCTGACGAGTTTTGGACAAAAGAATTCTATAGTGCATCAGATATTGGAAAAGTGCTTGGGGTCCATTTCAGTAAGGTCTGGAGGATTGTTGGTGCTGGATACCTTCTTGCGCCACCAAACGATGAGGGCAGGGATAGGAAGCTGTGGACATACGATGAGATGATTATCTCGCTAGACTTCTACTCAAAGTCCAGCAAAGAAGATGTAGTTTTTGATGGGATTGAGGATGTAAAAGCTTATCCAACAGATCACAGAATCCATTCAACAAACTGGAATAGATTAATTGAATTTATGATTATTGCCAACGATGGGGAAAAAATTGCAAATGACATCAAAGAGAGAATTGCCGAGTTTGATCGTCGAAGGACTGACCGGGCGTTACAACGCGTCATTCCAGAGTGGAGAGGGTTGCGTAGCGGAAAGATTATTTCCAGGAAAGGATTGACTGAACAGGAATGGAAGGCAAAAATTTTAGAAAGTGTCAAGCAGAAGATTGAGGATGAAAAAGTTATCAAAAGAAGGAATACGCGCGGAAGAATGCCTGACGGAAAGATGTTTAAAATTACATGGGATAATAAAGGAAACAAAATAATAACAGAGGAGAGACCGGGAAGCCCGCCCGCATGACCCCACAAGGGCCATACGGAACCCGATCTCCCCTCATCTTGGGTAATCACGCCAGGATGGTGATTAGCAGCTTCAGGGCAATTCTTCCAACCAATAGCCAAGGAATCATCGTCAGGCTTACAACGCCTTCAGGATTAGGATTATTCTGATCCAGTACAGCCTGGAGAAGATCTTCATCACTCAGGTTTTGAGCAAAAGCTTCCTGGCCAACAATCTGGCCACCGCCCAAGGTTTGCTGGCAGGAATAACCCACTACATTCCAGGCACCGTGAATCATATCCGTCAGCGGAACTTCACGGCCCCTGACCTTGTCAAGCAGCATCATTACGGCTTCTTGAGGAAAAACCTGCGGGTAAGGCGTCAGCATTAGAGTCTCCTTAAATTGTTGACCAATCAATGATATCTTTTTTGGGAAAACCTTCGACAGCAGAGAAGGCCCAACTGTCCCCTGCTTTAAGCATTCTATCGACTACAGCAGAATCCGCCCAAAATCCTGAAGGAGGCCCATCACCCTCACCTATTGGGCCGGTCATTGCGTCTGCACCCCAGCTGTTTTTGATGAACCCGCCCTCACGCCCCTTGGTCCGATAACCAATTAGTGCCATGCAATGGCCCCATCTGCCACTATCGGTGCAGAATCCATCCTTATCCCTGACCATCTTGAATCCCTGATTAGAACACACAGAAATACCGTATCCTTGCGCCAAGGCTTTTTTAGCCTCATCCCATGATTTGACCTGAGTAATAGTTTTGACAGGATGCTTCTTTACTTCAGGTTCTAGATCATCAGGAACTCCCTTGGTCCCCCACAACTTGCATCGTGACACATCATATTTGGTTAGATCGTACTTCCCGCTCAAATACACTCCACGGTCCAGAAATCCGTATTTGGTCACGAATTGAGCCGCCCATGCGCCGATGGAGCCATCACCACTAATGCGGTTGCCACCGATCTCAACGCGGCTACCACCATAAATTACTTCCTGACAGATCTCGCGAAAGTCCTCATTGCTGCCAGAAGCTATTTCATGGATCATGGTGCATTCGATTGCAGCTGCTGTTCCAAATGAGACGCAAGATCCGATGCTACCCTGATTCTCATTCAGCATTTTCGACCTGGTCACATTCTCAAAGACTTTCCAGGAGAAGTAGGAGTCTGGGATATCGCCAACTTCTGAGGCTGGAGTATCTGAGAATGTTTGAAATGGTTGTTGCTGAGCAATAGCGGCAACTTCAAATGGGTCATTAAACCAACCGAAATGCAGGTCTTCCATGTTATCCTCCCGCCAAGACTTGATCGATAACCTTGGCTAATCGCTCTAATTTAGTTGTGACTTTCAAGCGAAGTTCATCAGTTAAAACTGAGTTCGCATCTGTTGGAAAGTCTATATTGAGTTCCGCTCCGAATTTCTCACGAACTGGGCGCAATACAGAGTTAGGCAGCATTGATTCTGATAACTTTTTTGAAGCTGAGAATACTTGGCCTACATTTAGGAAGGCAGGATCTTTATACAGCTTTGCACATTCCCTGTAGAACGATCCAAGAGTCTTGAGGTTAATCTCTTTATTAGGCTCAGTTAATGCCCCAAAAATCCCCGATATCGATGCGGTAAGAGGATCATTGGGGATTGTGTCAGGACCGGGTTTTGGTGGCACAACTGGGGGTAGGGGACCGTTTCCAGATATTTCCAGGACAATCATGACTGGATCTGATGGAATATCGCCAACAGCCGTATAGGCTAGCACCCTGTAACGGCCCGGCATTTGGGCCACAATAACTGTCGCAGATTGATCTGTCAGGAGGTTTGATGGAAACACACTTAGGCCCGGATCAATCGCGACATATTTGACAATCTTTCCACTCACACTGGACGGTTTAATAGGAATGAACTGTCCAGGAGCAGACAGAATGGGGGAGACAAATTTTAATTCTGGATCAGCGTTAAGCAGGAGGCATATGAACAAGAGCATGGGGGGGCTTCTCTCAATACAACTTGTGGTTATTTCTCGATTCATTGTAACGGTTTTTATAAACTGCTGCATCAGCTATTACTTGAGGATTGAATAGCGACCAGTCTCTCATATGGCCGATCTGGAAATGGCATTCACGGCAGAGGGTTACCAGATTCTGTTCAGATAATTCGAGTTCTCTATTCTCATGAAATGGAATGATGTGATGCGCTTCTAATTTAAATATCGCACCACACCCAGCGCATGATGGATTCGATTTGACCCAATGATCCCGCACCGCTCCCCATTGAGGACTACGCTGAGTTTGACCCCATATTTGGATTACAGATCCAACTATCCGGTTGAGCAGGCTCATGGCTTATCTTTTGATCCAAATAGGGATTTCCATGACATTCCAAGGACGAAGCCTAGAGTGAGCAGGCAATGTGCGGAAAACACCCCCAGGCTAATTAGAGCAATCAGTACCCAGGGGATGTTTTCGATCATCGGAGCAACCCCTATTCCAGCGACAGTACAGGTAATTCTGGCGGTGGCTCAGGCGGATTGATATCCACCAGCCCCAGCTGTTTTCCAAATAGCTTTTTCCATACCATGCCGATCAAAAAGCCAAGCGTAAAAAGGCAATGCGCCGAAAACACCCCTAGGCTGATTATGTCGGCATCGCAGGGGATGTTTTCGAGCATCGGAACGCCTCCAGTTTATTCCAGTACAGGTGGTTCTGGCGGTGGCTCAGGCGGATTGATATCCACCAGCCCCAGCGCAGCGATTCTCGCCACGCCTTCGGCCTCAGTTGTGAATTCTTCAATCACATAAATCGAAGTCGTATATCCACCCGATTCAAACCACGAATAGTAGTAAATATCATCATGAACCAAACGCCAACTCGGATCAGGTCCAACAGTATTCGGCATGTCAAGGCTCCTTAGTTATGGGTTACAGTACATCCACGAGCTACCAAGGTAGCCTTAGCCGCCAGCCCAGTTGCTGACGGCGTTGCGGATGTGCCGGTAATTGTTACAGTTTTTGAGCTGTAGGCGGTCGTCAATCCGGTGCCGTCTAGTGCTGCTAATCGGACCAACAAGTTATCAACGGAAGCCTGCGTCAGAGCGCAGCTGGTCATGATTACATTGCCCTCAACCCGCTGCAATGTGCTGCCCAGCGTGAAAGTGCTTAATGCTGCTGTAGCGGTGATGATGTTTACTGAGATGCTACTAGTTGAACCTATAACTTCAATTACCGGAAAAGTTAGGGATGTCAACGCTGCCATTGTTGCCGGTGCAATTCGTCCAGAGGTAAAAACAGTTCTGGCTATGTTTACACCGACGCTTGTCAGAGCTGGAAGGCCTATGGTGGTAAGAGCAGCCATGCTGCTGGGCTGGTAGCTAATACCAACATAAGCTAGTAGTGGAGCGGATAGGGTGGTAAGAGCAGCCATGTTGCTGGGCTGGTAGCTATTATTAACATAAGCTAGTAGTGGAGCGGATAGGGTGGTAAGAGCAGCCATGTTGCTGGGCTGGTAGTTATTACCAACATAAGCTAGTAGTGGAGCGGATAGGGTGGTAAGAGCAGCCATGGTGCTGGGGCCGTAGGTAGTACCAACATAAGCTAGTAGTGGAGCGGATAGGGTAGTAAGAGCAGCCATGGTGTTGGTGCTGTAGCTACCACCAATATAAGCTAGTAGTGGAGTGGATAGGGTGGTAAGAGCAGCCATGTTGTTGGGGCTGTAGCCACTGCCAACATAAGCTAGTAGTGGAGCGGATAGGGTGGTAAGAGCAGCCATGTTGCTGGGGCCGTAGTCACCACCAACATAAGCCAATAACGGAGCGGATAAGGAGGTAAGCGATGCCATGCCGTTGGGCTGATAGTTACCGCTAACACCAACCAAATTGCTCTGCGTTATCGTCACTAACCCAGAACCCGCCAGATCATACCTCTCGACCGTAACTCCTGCTGTGTTAACGCCAGTCAAAACCCCATTACAGCTTGTCGGAAATCCTGGAGTTATTGCATAAGTGTAAGGGACATAATTTGTCCCAGTATAGGTCTCAATAACGGCTGTATCTAAACGCAGCCCTGCATTGGCTGCCTGCTGCACTGTCGCCTTGGTCGCAGGTCCACCCACTCCAGTTGTAGCGACAAAATCCCCGATAACCGGAGTCGCGGCAGTTAATTCGTCGATGCGTTTATTTGCCACCTACTAGACTCCTTAATTATGGGTGACGGTGCAGCCGCGAGCTACCAGCGCAGCGATTCTCGCCACGCCCTCGGCTTCAGTTGCGAACTCCTCGATCACAGAATCCCTGCCTCATTACCCAACTTATTTAACACTAGCACCAACGCAGCGACAGCCTGGGCTACTTCTGGGTCGGTTGCAGCCTTAGCCCATACATCAGGAATGTGCAAATTTACCTTAACCGAATCATCAATATCCCAGAATCCATCGGTTTTTTTAGCCTTAACAAACCATGCTTCGCCCGTCATTGGAACTCGCACACCGTCACCAGAAAACAACAATCTAGCAACTAGCCATTGATCTAACTCACGCTTCAAAGCGGGTGGAATCACAGTAGGACTCGATGCTGGAATCGCTAGACCAGCAGGTTCAATAATTTCATCAGGCATGATAAGTCTCCTTAAATTACGAAGTCATCCATACACGCCATCTGCTATCGACGGTATCGTAGATACATTGCAGCATATGATTTGCGCCTAAGTTTATTGATGCTCCGGTTGGAGTTTTCAGCCTGTTTCCAACAGTTGTCACCGATGTGCTTTCGTTTGCTACCGTGATAGCTGATCCTGTGGTATTTACTATTTTTATCATTCTGCCGCTAACATGTACGCCAGCGGGTGGCGGCGGCAGGATGCCGTTTAGAACTGTACCACCTGTAATGCGTTGATAGCCGGAGCCAGTAATTGAAGCAGCATCAGTAACGCTGGTGAGGTTGATATTTTCGTGAGTGTAGGCAAATGATCCACCACCTGTTGATCCGTCCGTTACCTGTATTACTGCCATATGTTGAGAGCTTCCGCCAGCATGCTTTAAGGCAGCGGTTACCCATTCACTACCTACGCTAAAACCAAATGAACTTTGATTTGTGTATAAAGTATTATTTACTTTTATGTATGACCAACCAGAAGTAGATACGGAACAGTGCCCAGAAGCGTTGGCTATTGCCAGATAATTATTAGCGTTAGCTGCGTCAGCAAGTCTTACCTGTCCGTCTCCTCCAGAAGTTAATTGCAGGCCTGGTCTCAGGATAATTGAACCGCCAGCTCCATTAGTAACCCCAGCATTAGCCGCCTTAATCGTTAAATTGGCACCAGCACCTGTAGTGCTATTAGGCTGATTAAGCCCAGCTACCACAACTGACGCTGTTGTAGCTTTACTTGAAGGCCCACCCGTGGGCGTAACGGGCAGGAAGTCCGTCAATAGTGGAGTTGCGGCACTTAGTTCGTCGATGCGTTTAATTGCCACTTTTTAGCTCCATGATAGGAAATCAGTAGCGGTTGACCATGAGAAAATATCGGTTAATCCTTGCCATGCGAGGGCATTGGCAGGGTAAGAGGGACCGTCTACGGCTGGCCCAGCACCTAGAAGCGGTAAGCTCATTATTCAACCCCTTTTTGCGGACAACTTTGCACCAATCCGCTGATCCGTTCCATCTCGTTAGCCATGCTTTGCTGTGTCGTTGCGAGGGCTTTTAGTGTGCCTTCCAACGATGATAAAAACGCAAAATGCCGGTCTCGGAGTGGAACTATAATCTCACGCCCGAACCAGGTGGAACTATGATAGAAAGCATATGCTATCCCAAGTATAATGACTGATGGCAGGCCTATAGACCTAACGATTTCAGCAAGGTCCATAATAACTCCAAGCAAAATGTATATTAGTAATATCGTACTATCATAATATAAATGTTCAAGATGAATCTTTTGGGCTGTAATCTTTACAATTTATACATAACACCATTGATTCGCCATCCTTGCCACCAAATTTCCTGCATTCACCATAAATTGAACAGGAATGTTTCACAGCGGTTCCACACCCACAACTATTGGAACTCTCCAGAGGAAGGCCCAGGTTGACACAGGGGATTGATATTCTCTGAATAATTGACTGTTTAGCCCCCCTTGGCATCTCTGGACCGTCCAGTGAGGGAGAAGGCTCAGGAGGAGGATCTTGAAATATCCCTTCACCTATTGTTGTGTAACACTCCTCGCTTAGAATTTCACTGTTTGGAAAGTTCAGAGTGTACAAGTACACCACAAACCCAGTTCGTGTGGCAGTCAATATCCTTGGGCTAGATGATTGAGCTACAGTAGCAAGTGATACTACCCACCCTGCATTATTGTCATTTGTACATATATAGATAGATCCACCATTAACTTGCTTTACAACTATATCCACTCCGCATCCTGTTGGAGCGCAAACCTGAAGCTCTTGCGTAGCACCTATGGCCTCGATTGCTCCTGGCAGGCCAAGGACTCCATATTTGGTGACGAATGTTCCTCCGCTGTTATATATTGTATTACCTGCTGGAGGGCTGGTGGCAGTCAGAACGATCTGGTCACATCCGCAAGCATCTGTTCCGCCGCATCCGCTAGCATTGAATCCCAGCTGCGTGAACTCTCGACGAAGGTAATTTGCCGTGGAGGAGATGAATCCACGCAAACAGGTTAGCCATTGAGTGCCGTCCCAGAATCCACAATTAGGAACTGATGTCTGAGGTGCCCCGCTACATCCAATTCTCATGGGCAATAGTGTGACGCGAATCTTGAATTTCTTAGCATCACCAACTCCCCCAATTGCGTTGGGAGTAAATGACAAATTCACAGGACTCAGATAGTTCCGTTGCCTATATGTTGTGGTATCGACATTGGCCAATTCGGTGAGGGTTTCCGAGAATGTTGCATAGGTTATCCAGGCATTGCCTGCACCGTACGGACGCAACACATAAACGATTACGGAAATGCTGATCTGGGTGGTGGATATTGCTGTCAGGGTCGAGATGGTTCGGTATTGATTGACGCATGACCCTACAGCGATTCCATTGAAAGTTCCCGTTGCAATCCATGTGTTCGGCACTGGTTCAGCATTCATTGCGGGTCTTGGGCATTGGAACCCTGATAGCTTCTCCTCAGTTGGACCCAGCCATCGACTTACTGCATCGCAATCGTCATAGAAGGTAAGTCCTAGGGTTCCACCCGCCTGAGGAAATCCTAGAGCGCACAACGAACAGTCCAAGTTGACTGGAATGGTGTTAATGGTTCCGCACACATTGGTTGCGACAAGTACATTTTCACTCATGGAGTCACATACGATTTCAGGAATGAGAGATTGAACTGAATGGTCTCACTTCCGCCACCGTAGTGGTTGAAATTTACATTGAATATCCAGTAGTCGCTTGCCACAGCCTGAGTCAAAAAGTAGAAGTATTTGTCAAAGACATCGTAAGGATTTCCTTCCCGGTTATAGTGCCAAAACCTGAATGTGTTTAGCCTGGGAGATTTCAGGCTCCCCGCGGATACTGGACTCGCCGCCATATACAGGTGACAGTCCAGAGAGAGAAGCTGCCGAGTAGTGTCGATTTCTGGTGGAGTGGGAGACAAGCTGTAGTAATCCAGCGGCTTGCATCCAGTCGTTGGGGGATTTATGTATCCAAATGAGAACACATAAATTATGGTGTAACCAACATACTGGCCCCTTACAGTTCCTTCTTCGCTGTACGCAGTAATTGGAGTGCAGAATGGGATTGTATGGAAGTTGTAGTAGTTCGCTATTACTGGAGATTGACCCGAATCCTCGAAGAATTCTCCTGCCATGAACGGTTCGATCAGGCCTTTATTCGTCCAAAAATAGCTGGAAGGATTTAGTGTCCCAAGCCAGTCATTGTTCCCGCATAAAGAAGTGTTGGAGTCAGTAAAGTAGAATCCAAGACGATTGAAGTAATCAGTATTGTTTATTGCGGTGGTTCGTTTCAGTCTCCTGCGGACCTCCGTGACCATGTGGCCCTGTTGGACAGCAGGCCCAGTAACCACACCTGAAGTGGCTTGGCGACTGTCGATATATCGTGACCTCCAGTTCGCAAGATCCCCTACATTGAAAAGACCTGGGATCGTTGGCGTTGAAGTTGTATTGCCGTATACCGGGACTCCCTTCTCAATCGCATCAGGAATCTTCGGTGGTGGCAGGTATCCTGTCCCTGGATTGTTATAGTATGTGGCGCAACCTGTGGTTCCGCTCAGGACATATGTTGGAGCAGATAATGGCCAGTTTGTATTTACCAGGGTGTGGATGCAGAATTCTTTGAATGGCATTCCAATGCGGGTTGGGTTTTGCAGGCAGGTGCCATCAAGCTGTACTGCGTAGGAACCAGATCCCATTTTGGATTATCCTGAAAATGAGACGGTAATCGGACAGACACACCCGCCGTATGGGGATGTGATAGTTGTGCTGAATGTCATTGTAACTAACCCGCTCTCTGGTGGAGAAGCTTGGGAGCAAGATCCAGATTTCAATGAGTATGTTACGCCAGGAAAAATTGACCCAATAGACCAGTCACCAGTCATGCTGGCTTGATTTATTGTGCAGCTGACAGGAAGGAGGTTTGATGCAAATCCGTTGTAGTTGAATATTACTCCAAAGTTCGTTCCAACTGCTGTACTCCAAATGGCGTTACACAGATTGTTTCCAAACAGCCCTCTATATAGAGTCCCCGTGATCACGGATGTCGGCCAATCATTACACGCCATTGCGCTCCAGTTGGTGGTTGGGCCTGCGCTATAGGAGAGAGTCGCTGGTAATGCTCGATTACCCCAGCATTGAAAATACACAGGACTCGTTGGAGTTACTGGCGAGAGTGTCGAGCAATCCATCGTTACTGTACTAGGAATAAGTCACCACCAGATTTCCACCAGTACATTGGACAGAAGTTACGCCACTAGCACCGCCGCCACCACCACTTGTACTCATGAATTCCAGGACCGGATTCACGCCATCTCCAAGGCCTCGCGGGCGCATTAGGACCAAATCCCCAACCGATGCTTGACCTCCGTTTATTGGGTATGCTGGTTGATTGGTTGCGGTTATTGATCCATTCTCTACAGATTCAGTCCCATTTACATATGCTAATCCATTAGAGCAGAGCTTCTGCTCGATCCACGCATGAGGTATCCCTTGGCATGGAGCAGTCCCGCCAAGTGATCCAATTGCGGTTATCCTGGCAACAAACCATTCTGACTCAACATAAAGATAGTTTCCAACGCTTCTTACTGGGGTGATTGCCATTAGAACACCAAGAATAGTCGTTGCATTGGATAAGACTCATAAACTGGCCTTGCGACAATTGAAGGTGATGAAGGAATAGGTTCTGACTCCACATAATAGTATTTTATTGTTCCGGGTCTTGGAAGCAAATTGTGTCCATATGGAACCTTAAATTTGTTGTAACCTGCCCCCGATGGAATGTCTGTTGAAACATCATCAGCGGGTGGAATAAAGCATCCAAAAATGAATGTGATATCACACAGCTTCAATTCGGCGGGATGCCTGTTTACTGGATCGTTTCCAAATAGCTGCTCTGGAGGAGGATACCTTTTAATCTCAAAACCTTCCAGAAGGAGAGACCCCTTCGGATAATTCCAGAAATCATATTGATTTACTTTCCCAAACCCAGCAGTAACATTTTCAGCAAACGCAATCGTGTATGGCACAAAGAACCATGTCATTCTGACCTTTTGTTTAATGATCCTGATCTGTACTCCACCACCATTCTGGTTACTAATTGGATTGTTATTTGGTGGGTCACCACTTGCCGTTTTGAATTTAAATTGCCCAGTAGGACTAGAAAGGAATTCCACATTTGGTTGTGATTCAACATCAACAAATCTTGAATATTCCCAACAATCATCGAATGGCCTGAAGCTGTCATTTAGATCGTAATACCATTTTGCATTTGGTGTACGAAACCCTTTTATTTCCTCGTCAGTCATCATCAAATATGGTCTATGCTCAAACTCCACGGTAATCTTGTACTTCAAATACATGGCGCAATCGGTGATGTAATTCAACGATTTGTCTCGCATGCCATTCAGAGCATCATATCTTCCGTTTGGCTGTAATCCTTCAATAGAATTTATCTTGGAAGCAAACATCCAATCGTAGTAAGGATGAGCAGCTGGCAGGGTTCTCTTGAGGCTTCCAGACCCATCATTGGATTTCTCAACCTTGCCTAACAGTCCAGAAACAAGGTTTTTCAATTGGCTTCTATCAACGATGAAATCCATCGTTGCGGACCCACCGTCTGTCTGGAATGTCGCTTTCGATGGCGATGTGCGATCCACCATTTCATAGACATTTTTTGCCGCATCGGTTTGTGCCATGATTTATTTCCTGACTCCAGCTGCCGCTTCTTTGGGCTTAGCCCATCCAAATAGCCACCCGCCAATTTTTTCAATTTGCTGATTCATCTGCTTCTGTTGATTTAGTTGCTCGTTAGCAACATTTGCGGTACTTGATCCAAAAGCCGCCTGCATCATATTCTTACCCAGGTCAGCAACGCCGCTGAATGAGGCACCCTTGGCCGCAGCACCTTCCGCTCCACCAGGCTTGGGCTTTTGCTTCTTGTTCGTTGAGTCTAGCCCAAGCGAATTTTCCACCCCATCTATAATTAAATTCGCTCCACCTACCATTGCCTTTCCAGCTGCTTGCGCCGAATTTTTAGATTTTTCAGCCATATCTTTTGCCATTTGCTTATCTGCTTTAGAAGAATCTCCCATACCTGGAACCCAACTTTTTAACTCCCCGGTCGCTGCAAAGAACGCCGCCAAAAGTATGTAAATACCGCTAACAACAAGATCGAATACGCCAATCACTATCATCAAAACGCCAGCTAATACTTTAAATGGAGGTATTAAAATCTTCATAGACTTCAACAGTAAATCACCAAATAGTCCAATTACTGGAAGTAACGCTTCTATAACTGGAATCAATGTTTCTATTTGATCTGCCCACACGAGAATGTATGGGACAACCATATTTATAATAACCATTGATAGCTTGGTCATTACAGGTTCAAGCTGCTTCATGACAGGAACTAATGCGTCACCAAAAGCTTTTATTACAACTACCGCCATGCTGACAAGCGGTCTGAGTCCTGTCCCAATTACTGCTGAAAGATTCTCAAACGCCAGGTTGAGTTGTTGCATCAGGGCTGGATCAAGTGATCCAACAAACTTTCCAACCATCTCAATCAAAGTCATGAATCCGCTGCCTAGGCCACCTATTGCGCTAGCAACTCCAGTCACAGCCGCCATAGGCCCAACCATTTCGGGAGGCATTCCATTTCCGCCGCCTTTCGCACCAGCACCAGCACCACCGCCAGCCTGTTTAAATAGATCCTTAGCCTTCTTGAATATCATGAATCCTTGATTCACAGATTCAATAATCCCTGAAACTAACCCTCCTTTGAGGCTATCCAGGAAGGACTTCATACTAGGCTGTTTTCCACCTCCTCCGCCACCACCGCCACCACCGCCACCACCGCCACCACCACCCCTGTTCTGCGATGCATTATCAGTAATCATTACCAATGATCCAAGCATCTCTCTCACTTGAGAAAGAAGAGCTATGGCCTGAGTACTCCCACCACTAGCAAGTACTATTTGCCTTAATATATTTCCAAGCAAACTTATAGCGTCTTCTACATATATTGCTATTTCTAGCAAATAGCTTCCTATTGTATCTAAATGTGCATTTGTTTGAGTTAAATCTATGGTCACATTTCCAGCATTTATATTGATTACTGGAGTTATAATTGGACTTACATTTATTGTTGGAGTTACGGTAATTTTAGGATTTACAGTTATTGATGGGCTTAGTGATATAGCTTTTATGGAATCATCTATTGTCTTTAAAGATGTAGATATTGCTGAAGCTAAATTGCTAACTCCCAGAGATATTGTTGATAATGCTGCTGCACATGCGTCGAGATTGTCAGCTGGTGTTGCCATTTTTTGTCGCTGCCTCCCACTCTTGATTCAGGTCTTCTAGTGACCGTCCAAAGTCGAGGCCCATAGCAATGAACTGCTTATAGACAGGGTCGCCACCATCGTCCCATGTGGCAACTATCCTTTTCGGACTACCTGTCTTTCTATCCCTTTCCTTTCCATATATCAATATTACTTGCCTTACGGTTAGCTTTGAAATGCTATCCATAGACAGGCAATAAGGCTCATCAGTCAGTCCTGCAACCAGCTGCGGCCAATTAGGCTTGATATTTACTTCTTCTTCACCTTGCCTGCCTTGAGCTTTCCCGTTGCTACTGGGAATGACCTCTCAATTACCATCTCGATGAGCGGGCCAACATCTTCATTGTCATTAATAATGACGCTTGCTTCTTCAGCAGATATTCCCATGAGAATAGAAATCAGAGTCGAAATCCCCCACAGGGTCTTCAGGCTTTCAGAAGACCTTGCCCCGCCAAACACATAATCCCCATCCTTGATTGATTCCAGGGCGGATGCCAATGCATCCGAATATTCGTCCTTCTCCAGAAGTGTCCTCAGTCCCTTTATAGAATCAATGCACTTGCGCTCCATTGCCCGTTCAAATTTGGATTGCTTTTCCAAGGTGAGAAGGGAGATCTGATAAGCAGTCCCTTTGGAACAGGTCCATTCAATCGCCCCGCCACTTGCGCCAATTGAATCCGAAAGAGTGTGAATGCCCATTATTATTTCGCCTTGGGATGAGCCATGTAGTCTACTTCGTAAGTCAACGGCTGGAACTCAATGTCGTATTCTACACATGCAGTTACACTTGTATCAAACTTTGTCGAGGTAACCACAACACTATTCATCGTAAACAGTATTCTTTTCTTATTGTTTACATCAACAAACTCAAGCTCAATCTTTCCCTTCTCATTGATGATTGGATATCTTGGGCCTTCATTCACACTAATGGTGTTGTCTAGGAACAAGAATCCATGAACCGATAGGGTTGTCTCTCTCATCCCGCCATTCAGTTTTTCCATAGGCATCCCGTACTTCTCCCATGCGGGAAAAGCCTTGAGATCCGGTTCTAGAATTTTGTTATCTCGCATAGGCTTAATATTGGTGATATTAATAACCTCATCCTTTATCTCCAATGTCCATTGATTCGCTGTCAAATACAGAATCGTTCCAGGGCGAGTCTCTGATGTAAAAACAACGCCAGACCCTTTACCGGAATAAAAAGGCATGGCGTTGTCACCCTATATGGAATTATGCTTGGATAATTGTCTGGTTCTGCGTTGCGTTAATTGCTCCGGTTGCATCAATGTTTGTCAATGTTGCAGAAAATTCAAAAGTAGCTTTTTCCTTGACATTCATCCCTACTGTCATTCCGGTTATCAATGCTTGCACCATGAACGATATTGATCCGGTTTGAAGTAGACCCAAATCAATATCAACCAAGGTTCCAGCCTGGAATGGAACAAGAGGGATAACACCATTATAAACTCCAGACCCAGAAACCGTTCCCCCGCGAATGCCACCAATAATTGATTTGAACCCGTAAGATTCAAAGTTGGTTAGTTCCACTTCTTCTGTTTCTAGCTCTAGGCTCCACTCTTCAAGTGTTTGTCGAACCAACACCCCACCAATAGTTGGCGCAACAGAAATGTACCCAGTTTTTCCAGCGTAAAAAGCCATATTACTGACCTCCCAGGAATGCTATTTGGTAAGTTGCAGAAGCCGCTCCAGCAGTAACCTTCATCTCACGAGTTCCACTTGCTACAACTTGCGCTGTGTACTGACTGAGAAGGAACGATCCACCAGAAACTACTTTGATTGATGGGGTGGTTCCGGCAAAAAACCAAACCAGTCCATTGCTAGCGGCTGGTGCTAATGTCACATCTCCATCTGTACACACTATAGCTATTGCGTATATTCTTGTCATTGCCACGGTTGTTCCAAGAAAGTCCAGTAGACCTCCTGAGAACAAGTTGTAGGCTTGTGTAGTTGTCGCCGTAAGAGTTCTTTGTTCGGCAAAAACTATGTTGCAGGGGGTTGCCCCGGTCACCAGGGGAGAAACAGACGAGCTAATTGAGTCTGGGCCTTGGGACACATTATCAAAACCTGTCACCAACTTGTATTGGTCCCAGGACAGAGATACTAGTGTCGATGCGCTGTTCATCGGCATTTTAGCTCACCCTCTCCTCAATGCTCTTATATCTTATCAACATACTAGAGATATCGTAATTGGATGAATCTCCAGATACAATGTCAAAAGCCTGACTTGTCTCTATCAACGAGTCGATTACGGTGCTTATCCCAGGTATTGCTGGCTGATAAAGGGTATCTCTTATTGATTGCCTTATCTTAAGGAAGTCCTCAACATCTGATTCATAAATCCTGTTTCCAGGCCTAATCATTGCGACATTCACTTCGTACACATATTCAACTACTTTGTCGAAGCACTCCATCTCCACCTGCTCTTTTCCTGGAGTGATCAGGATCAGGGGGATTGCATCTTCCTGGAGCAGTACAGGTTTCTTCCTTATTTTTACCTCTGGAATCCCAGGTATTGCCATCAAACGCTGCTTAGTGAAGTACAGTGCGCTCCAAAATACACTGCTAGCCATTAGTTGGTCCCCTGTGCTGCCACGGATATGGCTTTGACACTCCAACGGGAGCGCAGCACTCCATCGTCAATTGAATTTACTTTGTACTTCTTTCCAAGATTGTCGATAATTTCAGCAGACAATCTTGGAATAAACTGACTATTATTATCAAAAGACTCCCAAAGAATTATGTCATTACTAACAGATTCTAAAAGCAAGTTGTTGTTATTGTCTGAACCCCAAATCAGGTTATTGCTAGCCTCGTATTTCCAAATCAAGAACTCGATTCCAGAAACATAAACAACTGAACCATTGGAATCATTAAATTGCAGTACGGAAGGCTCTCTTACTACATTGTTGATTGTTACTGTGGAGCTTCCAATATTAGTCCATGTAATGGTCTCTTTATTATCAAATACCAGATGGTCATTGGCGATAGACCACATTAATTGCTACTCCCGTCATGTCTCCACTCAACAATGTAGCCCATGTCAGTTTTGTCATTTGATGCAAAAAATGTTCTTGCCGTATCTGGTATGCTCAGCCTTTTTCTTAATGCCAAAATCTGAGAATATTCTGCTGGATTCCCAGTTTTTCCACGCTTATAGTCGTTATACCCAACCTGTGCGAAGCTTTTCTTGCCTTTTCCAGCCATCTTTGAGCCGATGCTGTTAGCCAGGTTCTTTGTTCTCCAGTGCGGGTACTCTCCAGGTAATGATCCTGGCGGTCCTTGAGTCCTGAGGAGATTTCTTCTATGCGTACTAGCCAGCAAAACAGCCAATCTGCTTAATGATTGATTCAATAGTTTTCTGTTTTCTGGAACTTCTTTGGTGACAGTTTCTTCTTCAGTACTGGAAGAATATTCGTAGGGAAAATCCTCTGGATCATGCGGTCTTCCGCTCAGAAAGTTCACTACAGAATTGAAAAATTTAATCGTTGACCAGACTATTTCTCTGGCCAAATCGGTTATTGGAGTTCGACTTTGTTTTGTTATTGAGCGTGTAGAAGTAACCTTCTGCATAGGTTCTGCATCTACATATCGAATACTCAATACTGGATGAAATGCCATTAGTCTGCCAGTATGTAGGTTAAGTGCCCACCAACAGAAATAGCTCCACTAAGAGACAGATTCAGGGCTTCTCCCACCTCTGTTTGGAACTGTCCAAGAATACCAGCTGGGGAGGACACTCCAGCGGAAGGAGCCATGCCACCATTCTGGGGGATTGCCATAGGCCCGCTGATAGCAGTTGCGGCAGAAAGCCAGGTTGCGGTCACATCACCAGCTGCGATTGCCAGGTAATGCACTACCCTGATCCTTCTGCCAACTACTGCTGCGACAACAGTATTTGATCCAGATGCGCTTGCATTAATGACTGCGTATTTCATCTGGAGATCATCCTTGTTGCTCTCTGGAATGGTCCACCAGCAAGCTGTCTGGCCTTCTGGAGTATTGAGAGCTTATTAGTAAGTATTTCTAGGTAGTCTCCCCAATCAACTTTTTGGTTATCCACCGTGTAGTTGGGCTTGGGGTCCGCTGTAATGGTTGCTATTAGCGTTGCTACATTGAGAATTGCCGTATCAAGCTGTGTCTCTACTGACATTTGAAGCCTCCACAGCCTCCACACTCCGGCTGGAATGTAGTTGGTATCGGAAACGATACTCAGACTTGGCCTGTTCGCGCCCATAGGCAGAAATATAATGCCTGGGAAGTCCCATTCCAGAGACCTCCCAGGTTTTCAGGGGAGGGAGAGGTTGACTGATCTTCGGGGCTACTGCGGACATCAATCTACTCCCAGTTATCAAACATTGGTGTTCTTGGCAGAATGCCAAGGACTCCACACGCTCGGAATACCGCGCTCGTTAGCGAAATAAGTTGCAACGATGCCCCTGTCGAGCATCTCGTACTGGTTAGGAGAAGCCTGGGTCACGGTCAAAGGGTAGTTCTGCATGTACTTGAAGGTTTTTCCTGCCTCCATCATGAACCACAGATTGTCCGTATTGGCCTGACTCAGGTTCAAACCATCAGCCGCCAGGCAACGCTGCTCAATAAGCGGGCTAGATAGCACCGTGAATTGACCGCTGTAAGGGTTGCTGGGGGTCGAGGAAATCTGCAACTCTGTCGCAGAAGACTGAGTCGATCCTGAAGCAACCGTTCTGCGGTCAGTTGCAGACGCACCCAGGATCAGGTTGATAGTTGCCAGCTTTGCCGGGTTCACCAACAGGGTGTTGGGACTGAGCAGCAAACGCTTGTCAGTATGAGGATCTTGCTGACGCATGAACAACATGTTCGAGGTCTGAAGCGAGGTCCAGTCCACGAGGGGGTTGACAACAGAGTTCAGGTAGCCAAGGGTTCGGCTAGTCTGATAAGTGTTGTATGCCGTACCGTTGTAAACAAAGCTGTTATTAACACCAAGGATGGTATCAATAACTTCTAGTTCTTTACGGTAAGCCAGTTCTTCTCCAACCGAAGCTGCCTGACGCAGGATCGATCCAGACAGATCGAAGAACACCGTTTCTTTCAGCACATCAATAGCGAGTGCGTTTTCGCGGGTCTCAGGGGTCTGAATCCAACGCTCGCCAAACTGGGCGCGAGGATGAGTCTCACCAGGAGATCGTTTGCGGCCTCGATCACCGATGTTCTGAACACCAATAATTTTCTGACCATTGAGCTTTGTGGACTCAACTGGGCAAATCTTATCAGCGATCAAAGCTGGATTCTGGAAAGCTTCCAGGATCTTGACTTCAACCAATCCACCAACAATGCTGGTGAAAGTGTTGATATTCAAGAATGCGCTGGGGTCAAGACCGAACCCGGTTGCCTCAACCAGTGCCCGATTCTCGTTGGGGAACCCACCCTCCACCAAAGATCGTGCGGTGGTGTACTTGGCGAGTGCCTGGGAGTCAGGATTGAACAAGGTTCTCCAGGACGGCCCAATAATCGCTTCGGCAAGTTCTTGCAGGCTGAATTGCTCAGGAGTCACCTCCTTCGACTTCAGCGTACGATTTCCAGCAAGATCCCGATGATCATTACCTTCTTTGTCGCACAGCCCCAAGCCTTTCCGCATCTCCGTCAGGAAACGCCACCGGCCATTGGTTTGCTTGACTCGACTCTCATACAAAGACCTTAACTTGATCGTATTCATTTGAATCTCCAGAAGTCGCCTTATGTTCCAACAATCACATTAAAATCACAGTACATTGATTGCGGGGGTAATGTTGTTCACATCGCAATACTTGAATGGACTCCAGCGTCCAATCAGGCGAACCCTCACGCTGGTGGTTGCAGCAGCATATCGCTCGACAACATAGCCAATTGCCTGCTCTGCCGTAGTTGTGGCTACCAGGGTCTGAGGGCTAATGGCACCAGCTGCCGCCGCACCAGAGGAGACAACCGCCACCAGAGTGCCAGGCTCAAATGTTGCGGAAGCACAAGCGGCCTCATACAGGGCATCTGAAGCACAACTGATGACTTCGCCCGCAAATCCTGGATAACCAGCAGTAGTGTCAGCTGCCAGCTTTCCCTGGAGAGCTACACCAGCAAACAGTGGGGATAATGCGGTCCTATCGGTAGCAGCAGTACCAGACCCCACATAAACATCCATCGGCTTCAGCGTCTTGGCCGTGGTATCCCAGTACAGCAGATCTCCAACAGCAATCGCTGTGGAAGCTACTGACGGAAGTTGCATAGAGGAATTGGATTCAACAGGCTTGAACAGTCGAAAACCGCCAAAAGTCGTACTCATTGGACTCTCCAGAGAAAGGGTTGAGATGCGTTAGAGGATCAGTTTTGTAACCAACGGAAAATACTATCGTTACCAGGAACCCCGGTTTCTCCCTTACTCTCTTGGAGAGGTCGTGGAGTCGAACATTTGGGCTTTTCTGACCTGATGGCCAACCTTTTGATCTGCCTTGCAGCAGCATCTGCCGTCAAAGACGAAAGGTCTTCCACCAGCTGGTCTTCGTACTTGATCCCGCTGCTTTCGCACAATTCTCTAATGCGATCCTTCGCTTTATAAAATGAAAGCTCATCATGAACAGTCTTGAATCTCTTGGATTCTTTGGATTCCTTGACCTTCACAGCTTTAACCCGCTCTTTTTTCCCCTGAGACAGGGCGGGATCGGCCTCATCACCATCAGGCTCGTCTTCGCCCTCATCCATATCGCCAGCCATAGCGTCTTTTTCTGCGGGTTCTTCCCCATCACCATACATGGCTTCAATAGCGTCAGCTTTTTCCTCGCTGCTCATCTCTGCATCAATTACTGACAATAGTTTTGACTTTTTGTCAGCTTTCTTCTCTTCGTCCCCATACGCCTCAAGGGATTCGTCAGTATCACCCGTTGAAGTATCTTTTTCTGGATCAGGGATTCTGTCCTTGGCTTCCTCTTTGGCATCCATTGAACCGTCCTTAGCTTCAGTTGCGTTCATATCGTCGTCCCCCTCTGATGTGTTTTGCAGCAGTTCCATAACTGCGTCAGCTTTTCTGTCATCCGCCATATCATCACGGGTAATGATTTGCATTACTTTGTAGTGTAATTCTCTGTCTTTTTCTTCTTCAGGCTTAACTTCGACATCCATGTCGCTTCCATCGTTATTTGCAGCTTCAGTTGCTGTCGATTTGATTGCGCTCTTGGACTTGGCCTTTACATACCCTCGCCGGGCTTTTGGGCCTTGATGCTTCGACTTGTAACCCACTCCAGAATACGCTGCCTCTTTTGTCTTTTTGACTGTTTTGCAAGAGTCCGCCGATTCTTCAAGCGATTGGGTTGTGGCCGGGTCTGCAACCACATCGACATGGCGCACCTCAGTTACTTTTGACACAACAAATATGCCTTTCTTGTTCACCACACCCTCGCCTTGGGCATTGTGAGACATTCCAAATAGTTCAGGCATTCGCTCTGCCGCTTCGCAGATCATTTCGGCCATTGGATGGCTTTTCAGATAGACCAGGTCGCCATACAGGCCTTTTCCCTGAACAAACCTGACATTGGTCAACTTCCCAAACCTGTCATAGCTTGAACGCTGTTGAGTTGGATGTTTCTCTGGATGGTCGATATTGACCCGGACCCCCTCGTACAGAGGAATCGCCTCTTCCAAAGCTTCAGGCGTATATTGCCTGTCATTTTCCGATGTGAATCCAATTATCTTGACATTGTGAATAACGCCAAGCTCTCTCTCAACGGATATTCCGTCATCCTCTCCAGAGGTGACAGTCTCGCTGATAGACATCTTTAGTATCGATGTAGAGTTAGACATATCTTGATCTTGATACCTTTATATGGCATGTCAAGATGAATTTTTCAATATTTTTGATTTTATGGATCTAATTCGTCCAGATCTTTGCGTTATAGTCTCAGCCCTTATCTCACTGGCATCCATCAGCATCCCCGTCTTTGGGTCAAGAAGGTGATGCCATTGGAGTGTTTCCCCAGGTTTCAACCTCTTGGAAGCCTCCTGGTGCCTTCTCACGCCAACCGCCAGTACTTGCTTTGATCTGGGTGACGCTCCAAACCAGTTACTGAAGGTCTTTGCATCAGGAATAATGCGTCCCTTGTAGTCATAGAATTTTTTGGGATCGGTACTCAATATTGGCGTGATCCAGCAGTTCCCATTTAATATTGCAATGTTGCTGTCTGATGCCATATAATAACCATTGTGTGAATCAACGCTGTATACGAGTTCTTTTTTATGAAACCTAGTAATCTCAACTACTTTATCGAGCGATATATTTCCGGAGTATCTCTTCAGCAGATAGGAAGAGAAATTGGAGTCAAAGGCGATACTGTGGGGAGATGGCTCTCCAGCCTTGGGGTCAGAATCAGGACTAAATCTGAAGCAATGAGGATCTCCAAGCTTAAAGAACCGCCTCCGGATTTTATTCCTAGGTATATTGCAGGTGAATCCTTGAATTGTCTCTCCAAGGAATATGGGATTAGTAGGGGTGGCGTTGCCAAGACTGGACCTAACAAGGGTAAGTCGTTCGGCCTTTTGGCTAGACTTATTGAGGCTGGAATTAAACCCAGATGCCAATCTTCTTCTGAGAGAATCAAATGGCTTGGGATGGCTGACGATTCTCGTGGACGACAAGTCAGGAACGCTCATCTCAACCGTTTCAGCCAAGACGAATCCGTTTTTGTGAAAGAAATGAACGGGCGTGGAATTGCCCTTAGTCATCAATTTGTTATCGGCAAATACAATGTCGACTTTTCCTTTAGCGAACTTCCCATCGCCGTGGAAATCCAGAGGCTTTGGAAGATCAAACGAGGCGAACCTTCCACCGTTTACGAGGATCGACTCAAATACATTCTTGATCGTGGGTACTTTGTTTTTTACATTTTCGGAGAAATTACTGACACTATTAAAGTTTGTGATAATGTCATCGCCTTCAGAGATCATATTGGCTTGCACAAGCCCAAATCTTGTGGCTATAGGATGATTACTGGTGACGGTGATTTCTGCGCCACCAGCTGTTCGTATCTTGGTGAACTCCCCGTCATATAAGAACCTTGAAATTGATTTTACATAGCCATTTACCCGGCATTCACCCGTAACGCATCGGCAATTCCAGGCATGGCTCCCATCGGCCTCCAGGGGCGGGTTAGGCATCTTCTCCAGACCCAGGTTTCCATATCTGGGGACGCGGTAATAAATTGTGCCATTCCTTGCCCGATGTTCAGGCCTAATCCTGTCATCCATGATCCCGTGAACCTGATATCCCACAAGATCCCTCGGTATTGCTCCATACACCTCTTTGTTTATCAACGAAGTCATCTCTGATATATTTGTTCTTGTTAGAGTATATGCTGAAGTTTTTAGCTTGTGAAAGTATTGTGATACCAATTGCTTCTTTTTTATAGGATCATTCTCTATAGATGCCAGCTTTGCAATACTAGAAGTAGATAATCCATTCTTTTGCATTTTCTGGAGAAGTTTTGCCGGGATAGATTTGCCGTGAATAATATTCATTACCAGGTCTTTTGGAATGCCTGGGAATATTCGGGCTACTATCGACTTCTTGTTCGCCTCTTGCAACTCTGATGGACTGTCCAAGATGAAAGATTTGAGGATCTTGGTCATGGCGTTGTGATGGTTTGTGAGCATGGCCGGACATCTGTTCACTACTACCTTCCCTGCATCCAGGTAGGCTAACACCATTTGCTCCAATATCCTCTCGAAAGACGAGAGATTGGTTGGTAGAAGTGCAATGCGCTCGCGGGCAGATATAGCTCCTCGCACCATCCGCGAGATGTTGTTGTTGGCTTGAAGGACTTCAATCTGCTGTATGCCAATTTTGGCAGCAAGTATTTTATTACTTCTTGCAATAGATTGATTCATCCTTATTTTTTCCTATCAATTTGGGCGGAAATCTTCCTAGCCCATGACCAACCCGCATCCCCGCCCCACAGGAGCCATGCGATATAGCCTGCGGAGTCTTCGCCCCACCCTTCTCCCTTCTTGTCCACTTCATGGCGGGCAAAATAGGATGTCATCCGTTTGATTGTCGATGGTGACAAGTTGGCCCCATTCATCAGGTCTCTCGCCCTTGCAACTCCAACTGCGGTTCCTCCACGATTGTATTTGGCCCGAAGCTTCAATCCTCTTTTTGCAGCACTTCTTACTGATGCTGGTGGCTTGAAGTTTATCGATTTGGATTCTGCTACTGGTGATACTTCCATGCCTTCTGGTGGGGCGGTTGGATCGTTTGACACTCCAGTGGGAGAGGTTTTGATTTCCTTGGGCGCGGCCTTGGATCGGGCTGGGATTTCCCGTGTCCCTGCCAGGCTATCAGGGAATATTGCGGTGATTTGCTCGTCAGGCATGAGCGGGAATGCCGCCTTGGCAATCGCTCGTGCAACCTCGATGCTGATTTGGCCAGAGGCGGCTCGCATAACGATTCCAACCAGGTTCTCAATCTGAAGACCATTAAGGGCAGAATCAGAAACCTGGGATTGAGAATCCTCTCCTGGTGGAAGGTCAGATGCCATCTTATCGGCCTGCTGCTCGATATTGCGCTGCTCTTGATCAAAGTCGAGGCCAAGTTCCTGTGTGACAGTCTGGGCGGATTTAATGCCCATTGTCACATATGTCTGGTTTGCTTGCGAATCCGCAATCTTGTCGCGGGCTTCTACTGCGGGTGGAGTGACAATAATGTCGATCACATCGAGGATGTTGATGGGGAGTTCGCCATACTCTGCAGCTGTGCGGACGGCCTCACGGGCAATCCGCGTGAAGTATCGCTTGTAGAAGGTCTGCATCCTGATGCAATTGCGAAGGAATGGACTTTCAGCTGTTAGAGATGATGCATAGTTTGCACCAGCTGTGTTAGCAGATGATAGCCATTCAGGAGCATTATGGCGGTTTCCAGCGGATCGCAGCAAAGCCTGAAAGATATCCAGGTGATCTTTTGCGAATTCAGCACCGGGAGGCTGGACATAATTCATTCCTTTTGGAATGTCCAGGAATGAACCGGGTTCGATGCGCTGGTAATCAGTTTGGCGGTTGTTGGGACTTGAGGTTGCCGAGAAGTCAATATTGTTATCAACGAAGGTTTCTACTTGGGCTGAGGTGGCGGTATCATGTTGGCGGATAGCTGCAATTGCGGATTGAACTGAAGCCGCCTCGCCCAGATTCTTGCGTAACTTTCCAGCGAGAGTGAACATGTCTAGAGTTTCATAGGAGAAATCTGATAGGCCTCGCTTGATTGATTTTGGAACATTGCACTTGATGTGGATGACACGGTCAGCACCAACAATTTCACCACTGGGAGATGCGAAGCGTGTTTTGTCGTGTTCGGCGGATTCTCCCTTGGGTGCCAGGTAATCCACATAGTAGTTGAGAACATTGAATGAGTCGTCAGGATCGGTGTTGATCCCATAGGACCAGTTGTCCATCGATTCTCCGGGCGGCATATACACTTGCTCCGGCTCGATTGTGCGGATCACCAGCCTGCCAGATGATTGAGGGAATAGGCGAATAAAAGCTTCACCATCCGATCTGGAGCGGCTAAATATTTCTTGCTCCATTATTTCCCATTCATTTTCCGATATGAATCGCTCAAGAACTTCTTGACAACGGCGAACTGTAGATTCATCAATGTCCACAGTCCCCTTGGGGATGGCACGATAGGAGAATCCTGAGCCAATTACATAGGAGCAGAGTCCATTGAGGAGTCCTAGGGCATTGGGGTTGGTGGTGGTCACCAGGCGGGCTTGCGCCCGGATCAGGGAAAGCTGTTGCTCGGAATACCAGAAGGGATAGTTGGAACCGTACTTGCGGTCTTGAGGATTGGAGATGGGATAGGATTGACCACCACCATCACGAAACCTGTCCATCATGTCGATGTAGGATGACATCCAGAAATCATTGGTCAGGACACTCTCGTTCAAATTCCGCCTGGGACGAGCGGATCCCGGAACACTGTCCAAGGAAGGAGCAGGTATGGAGCGATTGATTCCAAGGCCAGATAGGAATCGATTCCAGATGGTGTTAGTTGCCATTATGATGTCAGCCTTTTTGCTTTGTTGCCCGTTTGGTTTCTACGGCCATTCCACATTGAAATCATTGAGCGGAGTGCCATTTCAAGAGCATCGGGGCCGTCATCATGCTTGCCTCGCGGGAATTCCCGCAGTTGAGATACCAGGATCTTGGTTCCATCATTGCGCTTGAAACGAATCAGCTTGTTTGCCAGGTACGGTCCAAGACGGCGAATTCGCACATCTTTTGAGACTGTATTGTATAGGGTCAGGATTGGTACTACATTACCAGACTTTTTTGATTCCTCAAGTATTTGAGATGCTAGCAAATGCTGAAATTGGTTAGATTCTATTACTACACCGTCTGGACAGAACTCTTCGTTATCTTTTATTACTCTTGATATCATTCGCTCTGCATCGATTCTTTCCATATACGCTTCACAGTATAGGATGCCATTTTTATCTCTAGCTAGCTTTACTATAGCGGAGTAATCACCAAATCTAGCATCCTTACCTTTGGACGGGTCAATTCCAATTATGCGGATTGTGATTTGATCGGGATCTGGGAAGGAGTCGGTCCAGATGTGATCTCCGAAATGAGAGTTGGGCCATTCTGAGCCTTCTTGATCGACGAACTCTCCGTCGATCTCCTGGGATGATTGCCTGTCAGAGTACTGTCCAGAGAGAGCGGAGATGAAGTCAGGTGGAAGGAATGGGTTGTCAGCTGTCGAGGATTTGAAGAGGGCTGTGTTCTCGCGGGTTTCTCGGCCAAAGACATCGTAGGTCCAATGTGACATGCCCTTGGGAGTGAAGGTGGCCGTAAGCCAGCCAGCCCTTCCACCCTCACGCAAAGTTGCGATTGCGATATTGAAGACTTCCTCATCCATGATTGAGGCTTCATCAAGCCATATTCCGGATAGGTTGGGTCCACGCAGTTTTTCCGGATCATCACCTGAGCGAAAAATAATTTCAGAACCATTGGTCAATACCAGGCGCGGCGGTTGCTTCCATTGATCACGAATTATGCCGAAGTCCTCAGCCAACTGCGCCAGGGAACGGATGGTTGCATCTTGGAGAATGATGTAGGTGGGGGATACCACCATGTAGAGACGGCCCTTGCCCTCGTCTGACATCGCTCGGCGTAGGAGGTCGTACGCTCCAACATAGGATTTGCCTGAACCTCGACCACCTACGAATCCACGATAACGGGCGGGGGAATGATGAAAGTTGTATTGAGTTTGATGGAGTTGGAATTTTTTGGTGACAATGTCCATCCGCGCGGGAATGGGCGGACTCGGCTTCTTTCCTGTCTGCCTCCGATCCATGTGCGCTCCTGAAAGGGTCATTCTTTGAATGATTGGGGGAGATTGTTTTGGATATAGTTTGCTTTCACTTCTATCTGGGAGGAGCCGTTGATGTCAACTATTTCTTCTACAATTTGAAGACGAACTTGATGGATGTTGGATATCTCTTGACGCTCAATATATCCACGCTCACGGCCAATGGTTTTAAGGGCTAAAGTGATTGCCCACTTCTCACCATTTTCAATTGCATCCATTAGCTTGGATTCTGCTTTATCTAGGAGCTTTCCACGCTGATCTAATGCTATCTCTTGTAGGTGGTTGTCAGCTTCTAGTCGAGCAGCTAGATCGGCACGGGTAATTCCAAGGTAGTCAGCTGAGAGGTATTGTAGGCCCTTGTAGCGTAGTAGGGCCGATTCAATGCGGGATGATGGGATTAGGGACGGGGTCACGGCTGGATCGACGCGCGGCTCATCCTTGCCCTTCAGGAGACGGATCACTCGCTTGCGATCCTCAATGGTTGGCTCCAGAGAATCACTCATTAGAGACTAATTCCTGCTTGCGAGAGATTAGGTCTTCTAGGATGGATATTCTAGATTTGAGATAGCGTATTTCCGCTTCTGATATCTTTATGACTGCTTTAGCTGACTGGATGTGGGGATCGGGTTCCATTGGACTGTCCAAGGAGGAGAGGGGAATATGAGTAAGAATAGCAGGGAAAATTAGGATAGGTATAGGAGAATTTGGATTGAGAATGGGAAATAGAAATTATATATGGGAGAGGTTAAGATGAGCCTGGCTTCCAGGCTCAAGGTTTTCCTCCAATGAAGATATTTTCCGTATTAAGATCTTCTTACTCGCTTATTTTTTTATTAACGATATTAATAGTATTAATTTATTTTTTAATTTTCACCTTGTAAGGTCTTAATTGTATTCTATAATGCGCGAATTTAATACTATTAAGATCTCTAATAATAGAATTTATTGAGAGTATTAAGATCTTAATAGGCTGAAACCTTACGGGATATTAAGACTATTAGGATATTTTATTAATTTGGGAGTATAAAGATATTGATACTTATTGAATATTAGGGGTGAAAATAGTATGGAATTAGGGTATTAATTCGTTATACCCTACTAAAATGATCAACTATTTTTTTCATTAAAAATAATCGTCTAAACAAACAAAAAGTGATATCACTTTGATATCGGATCGGATTAATCCGAAAACTAGCCAGGGGCCGCAAGGGCGCAAGGGGCCGCAAGGGGCCGATAGGCCGCAAGGGCGCAAGGGGCCGCAAGGGGCCGATAGGGGCCGATAGGCCGCAAGGGCGCAAGGGGCCGCAAGGGGCCGATAGGCCGCAAGGGCGCAAGGGGCCGCAAGGGGCCGAATTCCAGGCCAATAAGTATAATAATATTTTACAATATTAACCAAAAAATAAATTACCCTCCCATTCATATCCACTATTACAACAAAAATCCCTACAAATCCAGCATATTCAACGCGACCGACCATTAATCCATGCCAATTTTTTAGTATAACCTTCAATTATTTCAGATAAATTCGAATAAATTCGAATAATTGAACTTGCTTCCCGATGGAGTCGATAGTAGAAATAGGGAAGTGAATCAAACGGAAGTGAAGCGAAAACGGAGTCAGAGAAATGGCAAGTTTCATTCTCGGTATGTTTGTGGTTTTTTCCCCAGAAAGGAGGCCTACGGAGGGTTGGGCAATGATGAACCACGAAGAGGTGGTTCGCCGAAACATCGCCTGGTCTATTAAAGAACCTAGGCTCTGGGGTGTGTATTCAACCGATAACTTCAAAAGACTACAAAAATGTGGGGAAGAGAGGCTGGAGTGTTTCCGAACTAAGTAACAAATGTGACCCATCGAACTGGAATTAGGAGATTTATCATGTTGTATGCGGTTGTTAACACTTTCACCAAGCCCCATGGAACTTTTGGCAGGATTGAATCCTGCCACAAAACCGAAGCAAACGCGCAAAAGGCCCGCCAATCTATTTGGAAAAAGCTCTCAGGCAATCAGTATCTCCCCCTGGAGATTGTCGAATTGCGGGCGGGAAAACGGGCCGGGCAATCGATCCCATGCGCCCACTTGAACGAAAATGAACCGGATCGTGAGGTTGCTGAGAAGTTGTACCGTTGATAATGTTCAAGCCCGCCATTAATGGCGGGCATTTTTTTTTGTGTTATTCTTTATTGGAATTGAGAGGATTTTTCGATGAAAACTGCTATTTCTCC